TGATTAGAAGTGGGGGTAAGGATGTGGCTCAGAAGGTTATTGAGATAGCCCTTAATGATGAGCATCCCCATCAATTGGTAGCTTTAAAGATGTGTCTTGATAGGACTCTTCCTATTAGCATGTTTGAAAAGGATAAGTCTCAGAGGAGTGCTGTGACGATTAACATCACCGGATTGGGGCAAGAACCTACTATTATCGATACTGAACCACAAGATGTAGAGGCTAAGTATGGCTGATCTGAACTTCTCTCTACTTCCTTGGCAACAAGAAGTCTTCAAAGACCAAACGAGGTTCAAGGTTGTCGCTGCTGGGCGTAGATGTGGTAAGAGTAGGATGGCGGCAGTTACCCTACTGATAGAAGGACTCAAGTGTCCTCAAGGGTCTGCGGTTCTGTATGTGTCACCGACAATGGGGCAGTCTAGGCAGATTATTTGGGATCTCCTGTTAGACCTTGGTAGAGAGGTTATACAGAGCAGTCATGTGAACAACCTAGACATTACCCTGATAAACGGGGCTAGGATCTATGTTCGTGGTGCTGACAGACCTGATACGCTTCGTGGTGTGTCTTTGACCTATGCTGTACTAGATGAGGTAGCAGACATTAAGCCTGAAGCATGGGAACAGGTCATTCGAGCATCTTTATCTGATAAACGTGGGAGAGCACTCTTTATTGGGACTCCTAAAGGGAGAAACTGGTTCTACGATACCTTTAAGTTGGGCGAGAGTGAAGATGATCCTGATTGGAAGTCCTGGCACTTTACCACTGCTGACAACCCCTTGATTGACCAAGTAGAGATAGATTCCGCTAAGAAAACCCTGTCATCCTTTGCTTTTAAGCAAGAGTTTATGGCTTCTTTCACCAATGCAGGTTCTGACATCTTCAAAGAAGAGTGGATCAAATACGGGGTTAAACCTGAACATGGAAGCTATTACATCGCTGTTGACTTGGCAGGATTTGAGGAAGTTGCCAAACAAGCGGCTAACTCTAAGAAGCGTCTGGACGAGTCTGCTATCTCGATAGTGAAGGTGACAGACGATGGAAAGTGGTTTGTTGAGAAGATAGAACACGGGAGATGGGACATTAGAACTACAGCGTCAAATATCTTGATGGCAATAAGAGATTACCGCCCTTTATCCGTAGGTATTGAAAAGGGGGCATTGAAAAATGCCGTTCTGCCATATCTTTCGGATTTAATGCGAAAAAACAATATTTACGCTCATATAGTAGACCTTACTCATGGCAACAAGAAAAAAGCAGATAGGATTATTTGGGCATTGCAAGGACGCTTTGAACATGGCAGAATCATTCTTAATTCAGAGGAAGATTGGGACGAATTTGTTGATCAACTCATTTTATTTCCAGCCACAGGCGTTCACGACGATTTACCCGATAGTTTGAGCTACATAGACCAACTTGCCGTAACAAGTTATTTTCAAGAAGATAATGATGACGAATGGGAACCAGTTGATGTTGTTTCAGGGGTCTGACAAAAAGTTTTGCTCAAAATGCAAAGAAACTTTATCGGTGGACTCGTTTTTCAAAAATAAGAGTCGTAGAGATGGATTGCAAGGATATTGCAAAAAATGCAAATGCTTAAGAGATAGGCAATATGACTCTGAACACAAAGATAAAGTTAACGCATCTGCGAGAAAAAGGCGATCTGCTGGTGAAACAAGGCAAACACATTTACGTGCTTTAAAAAACTACAGACAAAAGAATAAAGCTATTCGTGCCAAACTTCAAATGAATCGTAAAAGTGCAAAATTGCTAAGAACACCACTTTGGTTAACAGAATTTGACCGCCTAAAAATACAATGCTATTATCAAGTGGCAGCCATGAGGTCAAGAGATAGTGGTCAAAATTGGCACGTTGACCATATAATCCCATTGCAGGGCAAAACTGTTTGTGGACTTCATGTGCCAAACAACTTGCAAATTATTCCCGCAATTGAGAATATGCGTAAGAACAATCATTATGAGGTCTGATTATGGATCAAAACGAATTCCAAGAACCTAGTGACTCAGACAAGGAAATAGTTAACTTTGTTGTTAACCATTGTGATCGTTGGAGGGATTGGAGAGATGTTAACTGTCTTGATGATTGGCTAGAGTACGAGCGTATCTTCAATGGTGAGTGGGATGCCCAAGATAAGACAAGGGACTCTGAGCGTTCAAGAATCGTTACCCCCGCTACCCAACAAGCGGTAGAGACACGCCATGCCGAGATCATGGAAGCCATCTTTGGTCAGGGTGAGTTCTTTGATATTCAAGACGATATTCGTGATGTCAATGGTAGTCCTTTAGATGTTGTTGCCATCAAAGCACAACTCATGGAAGACTTTAAAGTAGACAAGATTCGCAAGTCTATTGACCAGATTGAGTTGTTGGCTGAGATTTATGGTACTGGCATTGGTGAGATTGTTGTCAAAACAGAGAAAGTCTATGTTCCTTCTACTCAAGCAATACCTGGTCAAATAGGTCAAGCCGCTATTGGAGTAGTAGAACAAGACCGCATTGCAGTCAAGATTGTTCCTGTTAATCCCCGTAACTTCCTGTTCGACCCTAATGGAACATCTATTGATGACTGTATGGGTGTGGCTATTGAGAAGTATGTCTCTATCCACAAGATTGTTAAAGGTCAAGAAGAAGGTATCTACCGCAAGGTAAAGGTTGGTACTGACTCAATGGACACGGACTTAGAGCCTACACAAGAAGTCTCCCAGTACGAAGATGACAAGGTAAAACTACTTACTTACTATGGCTTAGTCCCTCGTGAGTACCTAGAACAGTTGGAAAACGAAGATGGTGAAGTAGAAGATTTCTTCCCTGATGACACTATTCAGGACGAGTATTCCGATCTGGTTGAGGCAATTGTAGTGATTGCCAATGATGGTGTTCTTCTAAAAGCAGAAAAGAACCCATACATGATGAAGGATAGACCGATTCTTGCTTATCAGGATGACACAGTTCCTAATCGCTTGTTGGGTCGTGGTACTGTTGAGAAGGCTTACAACTCACAAAAGGCTATTGATGCCCAAGTGCGTAGCCACTTAGATTCTCTAGCGCTCACAACTAGCCCAATGATGGCCATGGATGCTACTCGCCTTCCTCGTGGTGCTAAGTTTGAAGTAAAGCCAGGCAAAGCAATCCTGACAAACGGCAATCCCAATGAGATTCTGTTCCCGTTCAAGTTTGGCAATACTGATGGTTCTAACCTGACAACTGCTAAAGAGTTTGAGCGTATGCTTTTGATGGCAACAGGAACACTTGACTCTCAGGGAATGATTACTGCTGTCTCTAGGGATGCGGGTCAGGGTGGTATTTCGATGGCTACAGCCTCGATTATCAAGAAATACAAGCGTACCTTGGTGAACTTTCAAGAGGATTTTATGATCCCCTTCATCACCAAAGCCGCTTATCGGTATATGCAGTTCGACCCCGAGCGTTACCCTACTGTGGACATGAAGTTTATTCCCACGGCTGCACTTGGAATCATCGCTAGAGAGCATGAGCAACAACAATTCATTGCGCTTTTGCAGACTCTTGGCCCGAATACGCCTGTTTTGCCTATTATTCTGAAGGGAATCATGGCTAATTCATCTCTGTCTAACAGATTTGAGTTGATTCAGATGTTGGATGAGATGAGCAAACCTGATCCACAAGCACAGCAGATGCAACAAGCACAGGCTGAGTTGGCTATGCAAGCGGCACAGGCTCAGATTGCTGTTCAAACTACACAAGCAGAGCAAAATCGTGCGGAAGCTGCTAAATTGTTGACTGAAACACAGTTAATGCCTCAAGAAGTCCAAGCTAAGACACTTGCTGCAACCACTAAAAACTTGCCTGATAATGACGTTTTGGCTGAAAAAGAGTTCAACAAACGTGTCAAAATTGCAGAATTGATGCTCAAAGAAAAAGACATTGAGAACAAGTTAAAGGTTGTTCAATTGCAAAACATGGACAAGAATGAGCAAAAAACAAAAGATACTAACTTTCTTAACAGTATTGTTAATCAATGATGGATATTAAGCAGATACTGCTATCAGATGCGTCAACTGATGCAAAGTTGTCTGCATTGGCAATTCTGCTTGATAAACAACTACCTAAACTTGAAAACCATATCCTTGATGTAAAGAAACTACAAGGCCCTGTTGGTGACAAGGGAGAAAAAGGTGATCAAGGCTCGCAAGGTGAGCGTGGGATTGATGGAAAAAATGGTAAAAATGGTGATAATGGCAAAGATGGTGCTGATGGTAAGGATGGAGAAGATGGAGTCTCCATTGTTGGCACTAAAATAGACTTTGATGGGTCTTTGGTTGTCACTTTTTCCGATGGTAAGACAATAAATGTTGGTGACGTTGTTGGAGAGAAGGGCGATCGTGGGCCACAAGGCGCTGCTGGCGTTTCTGGACAAAACGGGCAAGCATTTGCTAATCTTGATGGTGGTTATCCATTTAGCATCTATGGTGGGGTCACTCCTATTGATGCAGGGGGCATTTAATGGCAATTCAAATACAACTCAGGCGTGGTGATGCGGCTGATTGGACTTCAACAAACCCCATTCTTGCAGAGGGTGAAGTTGGCGTTGAAATTGATACTTTAAAACTTAAAGTCGGCAATGGTACGGACAATTGGAACACTTTGCCGTACTTTGGTTCAGCGGGTACTGTTACAAGTGTAGGTGCGCTTACTTTAGGTACATCAGGAACAGATTTAAGTTCTACTGTAGCCAATGGAACTACAACACCAGTTATTACTTTAAATGTCCCAACTGCTTCTGCAAGCAATAGAGGTGTTTTAAGTTCTGCCGATTGGACAACTTTTAATAATAAAGGAAATGGAACAGTTACATCGGTAACAGGGACATCTCCAGTAAATTCTAGTGGTGGTGCAACACCAGCTATTAGTCTCGCAAGCGGTTATGGAGATACTCTAAACCCTTATGCAAGTAAGACAGCAAACTATGTACTTGCTTCTCCTGATGGTTCTTCTGGTGTTCCTACGTTTAGAGCAATTGTCGCCTCTGACATACCGACTCTAAATCAAAATACAACTGGTACTGCCGCAAACATCACGGCTACTAGCAACAGTACATTGACAACTTTAAGCGCACTAAGTTTGCCTTATTCGCAGTTGTCTGGAACTGTTCCTACATGGAATCAAAATACCACAGGTACTGCTTCTAATGTTACAGGTACTGTAGCAATTGCCAATGGCGGTACAGGTGAGACAACACGGCAAAATGCAATGGATGCGTTGGCTGGTGCTGTTACTTCTGGTCAATACTTGCGTGGCAATGGCACAGATGTGGTCATGTCAGCTATTCAAGTTGCTGATGTACCGACATTAAACCAAAACACTACAGGAACAGCATCTAATGTCACAGGTGTTGTGGCTGTAGCTAATGGCGGTACAGGCACAGCAACTCCATCATTGATTGCTGGAACAAACGTCACAATTTCAGGTTCTTTCCCAAATCAAACAATCAATGCTAGTGGCGGTGGAGGTAGTGGAACAGTCACAAGCGTGGCGGCAACAGTCCCATCATTTTTGTCTGTAAGTGGATCGCCAATTACAACAAGTGGCACATTGGCTTTTAGTCTTGCATCAACTCCGACTAATGGTCAATTGTTAATTGGTAATGGGACTGGGTTTTCATATTCAACATTGACTGCTGGAAGCAATATCACAATTACAAATTCTTCAGGTGGTATCACTATCGCATCAACTGGTGGTTCATCATCCCCTATTCCTAAATTACAATCTTGGTCAATCGGAGCAATGTAAATGGCACAGAATACAAACCCTATTTTTCCGCTAATCCCTGCTAACTCTTGGGTAAGTGGTGCTGCGGCTAATGCGGCAACTCCTGGCGTAACCGCCAACACCACCAAAGACCTGAGCAGCGGTACGATCTACGGCCCGATTGAAACAGCGGGTGCAGTGGAAGGCTCACGGCTTGATTTCATCAAGGTCAGGGCGCTTGGCACTAACGTGGCAACTGTTATCCGTATCTGGATCAACAACGGTTCTGTAACCACCACAGCCGCCAACAACACGCTGTATCTTGAGCGAACCTTGTCTGCAACAACTGTTTCTGAAACAGCAGAAC